AACACAAATACAACGAATACAAATAATAAGGAGAAAATATGGATTTTGAAACATTAAAATCATCATCAAGTAACTTTGATAAACTTACAAAGGCACTTGAAACAAACCTCAATCCTGAGGATCAATCAAACAAAAACAAATACCAAGACGACAGATTTTGGAAACCAGAGTTAGATAAAACTGGTAACGGTTATGCTGTTATTAGATTTTTACCTGCTGTGGCAGGCGAAGAATTGCCTTGGCAAAGAGTGTGGTCACACGCATTTCAAGGACCTGGTGGTTGGTATATTGAAAACAGTTTAACAACATTAAATCAAAAAGATCCTGTAAGTGAAGAAAATACAAGACTATGGAATACAGGCGTTGATAGTGATAAAGAAATCGCTAGAAAACGAAAAAGAAAATTATCATATTACGCTAATATTTTAGTCGTAAGTGATCCAAAACATCCAGAGAATGAAGGTAAAGTGTTCTTATACAAATTCGGTAAAAAGATATTTGATAAGATTACTGAAGCAATGCAACCGGCATTTGAAGATGAAGCAGCAATCAACCCATTTGATTTTTGGAAAGGTGCAAACTTTAAACTAAAAATTAGAAAAGTTGATGGTTATTGGAATTATGATAAATCGGAGTTTGAGGGTGTATCAGCACTTGCTGAAAGTGATGACAAGATTAAAGAAGTCTGGTCAAAACAACACGCTCTAAAACCTTTCTTGGCAGCAGATAACTTTAAGACCTATGATGAACTCAAAGAGAAACTGAATAGGGTATTATCTGGTGCGAGAAAAACTGAAACCGTTGACAATGCAGACCTCCCGCCTCAAAGTAACGGTTCAGCAAAAAGTATGAACGACTCGGTGGATGCTAGTGATGATGACGATACAATGTCATATTTTAGTAAATTAGCTGAAGACGAGTAATTTATCTCTCTCTAGTACATACTTTAAGGGCGCTTTGGGTAACCAAAGCGCTCTTTTTTTTATATAAATATAGCATATGGTTTCAATATTAGATCCACTTGTAGATAAGGCAGGCGGTATACGTAAAACATCTGCTTGGTACAGAAATGCTGTATCTTCTATAGCAGATAGAGTTACTGCTAGACGATTAATGAATCAAGGTAGACTAATAGGTAGACCTAGTGTTGGTCGTTTAAATATGTTCTTTTACGACCCTAAATATAAAAAGACATTACCATATTATGATACGTTTCCACTTGTATTACCATTAGAGAGAATACCAGGTGGATTTGCAGGTATAAACTTTCATTATTTAAGACCAGGTGCTAGATTTACTTTGTTAGAACAATTACAAAGATTTGCTACACGAGGTAGAGAGATTACAAGTGTGAATAGTTTTGATGTAAGTTATAATAGAGTAAAAAATATACCACTTGTTAAAAACACAATAAAGAAATATTTGTTTTCACACGTGAAAAGTAACTTTTTAAGAATAGATTTTGATGAGGCAGCATTAGCAGTTTATTTACCTGTCGCACAATTTAAGAAAGGTAGTCCTTACTAATGAAAAAATGGTTCAATAAGATCATTGACAAACTATTTGGTAAAAGATGTCAATGTGGTAAAAAGGTAAAGTAATGGCAATATTAAGAGGCGGTAAAAGAATTGGTGGTTATGATATACGTATCGGTATACCGAGAGATAGATCACTAGACAACGTAACAGGTGACCCACGTTTAAAAAGAACACAAGGTGGTAATCCTGAAACTACAATAGGTCGTTTTCAATCATACGTAAATGAAGCAGAGGGTTTTGCTAGAAAGGCAAGATATTATGCTGAATTTTTCCTTCCTACAGGCGTGAGTAACGATAGTTTAGCAGATTTTGGATTTGGTGCTCAATCTACAAACGCAGGTGAAACTTTAGGTTTTGCTACAGAGTCAGATAATATACATACACAAGTTACAAATGGTAGACGTGTAAGAGCATTTTGTTCAGCAATAGCAATGCCTGATAGAGAAATTGTTATGAAAGAAGTTAAACATAATGGTCCTGCTAGAAAAGTTGCTTATGATTTTAAATCACAAGACATAACCGCTACATTTTATGCTGATAAATTTTTAAGAGAAAGAACTTATTTTGAATTATGGCAAAAGTCTGCTGTTAGTACAGCAAACTTCAATTATAATTACTACAATGATTATGTTACAAATTTTAACATTTATCAGTTAGGGCAATACGCTAATAAACAAGAACGTGATGATGTAACATATGGTGTACAATTGATAGACGCATTTCCTAAATCTATAAGTGCAGTTGAATATGATGCTGGTGCAAACGAAGTACAAACATTTACAGTTACATTTACATTTAGATATTGGGTTAATTACTTTTTAGATCAACAAGGTAATATCACTTTAGGACAACCTACTGGTGGTAAACCTGTTGTTAAACAAACACCTTTTGGAGGAATTTTAAATAAACTGCCACCTGAATTAAGAAGAGCAGGACGTGATGTACTCAATGATTTGAAACGTAGAGTACCATTAGGTAGAGTAACTGGCGGAAGAGCATTTCCACCATTTAAATTACCACCACTAAATATATAAAATTATATAATAAGGAGATATAATGACATTACCGAGTGTTGAAACACCAAGATATGAGTTGACTTTACCATCTACAGATAAAGTTGTACAATTTAGACCTTTTTTAGTGAAAGAAGAAAAGGTATTATTACTTGCTATGGAATCAAATAATAATACTGAAATCATAAATGCAACTAAAGAAATTTTAAATGCTTGTACATTTGAAAAGTTAGAAATAGAAAAGTTACCTATATTTGATATAGAGTATATTTTTTTACAAATAAGAGCAAAGTCTGTTGGTGAGATAGCAAAGTTTAAAATGCTATGTCCAGATGATAAATCAACATATGTTGATGTTGAGGTAGATTTAACCAAAGTAAATGTTCAAGTTGATGACACACATACAAATAATATTGTTATTGATGAGAACAGAAAATTAGGAGTTGTTTTTAACTATCCTACGCTAGAGATGACCAAGGCTGGTTTTGACATAGATGAAACAGATATTAATACATTGTTTGATATAATGACAACAAGTATTGATCACATTTATGAGGGGGAGAAAGTGTATCCTGCTAAAGATAGTACAAAAGAAGAATTAAAAACATTTTTAGAAAGTTTACCACAAAAAACTTTTGAAAAAATTAAGACTTTTTTTGAAACAATGCCACAATTAAGACATAATATTGAGGTAGAAAATCCTAAAACAAAGGTTAAAAGTACCATTGATTTAAAAGGTATTAGAGATTTTTTTCAATAAGCCTCTCCCATAACAGCCTGGAGGCATACTTTGAAACAAATTTTGCTCTAATGCAACATCATAAATATTCATTAGGTGAAATAGAAAAAATGATACCTTGGGAGAGAGATGTTTATGTTTCGTTATTAGTTAATTATATACAAGAAGAAAATAAAAGACGAGAGCGAGAGGCAAAGAAATGATAGAAGAAAGTAAATCAATCATCAAAAATGTTTGGTGGTTTCTTAAATGCGAAATTCCACAGTTTATGTCAAACTGGAGAATGATTCCTAGAATTTTTATGTTGTTATATGGATATGCTTTTTATATGACAATGCAATGGTTTATGGCATTACCAGAACCTAACAATGCACAGGCAGGTTTCGTATCTGTTGTTGTAGGGGCAGGTGCTGCTTGGTTTGGATTATATGTAAACGGTAAACCTAGTAAGATAGAAGATAATAAGAAATAATATGGCATTACCTATAGTTGACAATTTAGAAACACAATTTGATGTACCTAATGAAAGACGAGGTCGAGGACCTGATAGAGGTCCTCGTGCTCCTGCTGGTTTCAAAAAAGCAATAGAAGAAATAGCACAAGTCATATTCAGTAAAACTAGAATATCTGTAGAGGGTGCTGCTAAGGCAGTTGTGCCTAGTATACCTCGTATGATACAGGATATTAGTGATGATATAAGAACTGGATCAGTAGAAAAATTTAAAGTTACACTTGACAAATTAGAGAATATTATAGGTAAATTAGGATTAGATTTAAAGAAATATAATAAAGATTTAGCAAATTTTTTAGATAAACGAAAAGATAATTTAATTAAAAGTGAAGAAAAAATAATAGAGATAAGACAAAAAGGTGCTACAGCAGAAATTAATCAAATTACAGGTGAAATAGACTTTTTAGGTAGATCAGAAATTAAAGATAGACGAGATACATTAAGAGAAACACTTGTTAATATCAAAGATTTAGAACGAGAAAAAAATAGAGAAGAAAAAAAACTACAACAAAGTAGATTTTTATCCGAAGAAGAAATTAAATCTAAAAAACAATTTGTAGAAAAGAGTTACGAAACCTTACAAGAATTAGATAAAAGAAAACAGACCCTAATGAGAACTTTGAACATTCAAAGTGAAGAAGAATTACCTAGTACAGGATTATTTGGTAGATTTAGACGAAGTGGTGCAAATAGAGGCAATAGAGGTGGTGGTGAAGGCATAAGAGAATATGTACCTAATTTCCTATTAGACATAGGTGACGCATTTAAACAACAAATAACAGGTTTCTTTGAACCAATAGTAATGTTGAAAGATACATTTTTAGATATATTAAAACCTTTAAAAATATTTAAAAAATTATTAGGACCTATTGTTACAAGTATGAAAGGTTTATTAGTACAATTAGGTAGACAAATTAAAACAGGTATTGCTTTAGTCGCAGTTAATCTCTTACGTATATTAACAGACAAAAGAGTTTTGATAGGATTGCTTGCGGTAGCGGCTGCACTAGGAGTTAAAAAATTAATTGATGTTGCAGGTGATAAGGTAAAAGAAAACATTGAAGAAAAAGCAAAAGAATATGATGATCGAGGTATGAAGAATGTAGGCACTAATGTAAGAGAATTAGCAAAAGAAAGACCAGAATTTATTGGTAGTGATGGTCAAAAACAATTAAAATTTGGTGAAGCACAAACTATAGAACAAATAGATAAAAGAAGAAATTTTCCTTTTGCTGCTAAAAAAGATCCATCACTTGTACCAGGAACATATGCTTATAAAATGAAACAATTAGAAAAATCAGATGGTGGTGCAAAAGCGAGTATTGCCTCTAATACTAGTGTTTCAAACGTACAAAGTAGTAATACAAGTAGTACAACAAATCTATCAACAGGTAATG